CCGGTATATTCACCGAACTCAGCAGGGCCATCCCCCGCATCCGAAGTATACCACTCCAACCCCAATCCACCCAAATTGACATCATGAACAACATATGACCATGGTCGGCCTATGGCAACTTGTTCTTGATTGAGGATTTGAGCTTCAGTGGTGGGAGTGACCAACGTTGCGAGATCATCGGTCACAAGCGAGGACATCGCTGTGTAACCCCGTTGTGTTGCAGCCGCTATTCCAAACAAATGAAAACGCAACATTTTGAAATAATAGCGGCGCCACACGGTGGCAATAGCGCTCAATCTAGGAAACACTGCAGCATTACGGGCATTAAGTGCAAACTGTTGAATGGTGTAACCAGTAGAGCTGGAAGGAAAGGTGCCAATGAAGTCTACTCCAGTGACTCTACCCTCGGACCCCTTATGTGCAGGGGCCCTGAACAATTGACACACCTTAGGACGGGTAGCATCCATTGCGAGCGGTGCGTCAATTACCCCACTGCCAGCAAAGTTAGCGTTTGAGCGCTCGACGGCCGGTCTGCGGCTGCGTCGGTCTCGCTTGACTTTGTTGGCGGAAGGCTGGGGATTTTGTTTGGGCTGTTTGCCCTTGTTTGCTTTTGTTCGTTTTACCATTGGACGGAGAAATACGATTCCCAGAAGGTCTATTACCAGTTTTCCGCTCACGCCGGTCTTCCCTTCGGTTTCGACCAGCAGAGCCACGGGGGGCACCGGTTACCCCACGGGGCTCTTCCTTCGGTGGGTGCTTAACCTCACCGTGTGAGACGACGGGCAAAACTGTCGCTCTTTCCAGAGAAATACAAGGGGCGGGGAACTCAGCTTCAGAACCTGCCGAGTCCAATTTATCACACAATGCGTTGAGCTCAGACACGCTAAGACCGAGTCTTTCTGCAACGACCTTAGCAGTCACCGCAGTGCTCAACTGGGGCCAAGACCCTCCAACAGACACATAACGATCATCACGGCGAAGTTGCTCGACCGTGCATCTGGCTCAACGTGATTCAACACGCGCCTCACCGCACGACAATAATTCCCCAACAAAGGTGTTAAAGAATCAGTCGCGAGGTAGCCAACAGCTCGGTGAACAGCTGCGATTTCTCGTGGAACTGTGTCAGTGGTGACAGATAGGTGTATTTTCCCTATTGTGCGGGCAGGATCCTGAACCGATTCGTTTGAGGTCCAAGGATCTGGAAAGAGCCGCCCTAATAAACCGACTGGGTCGTGTTTCTCATGATGTATTATCTTAATGTCCAACCCAAGGAGTTGCGCTACCTTCGACACAACGGCTTGGGGATGACACGTGACGCCGTCATCACCATAACATAATCCTATTTCTCGCCAGGCCTCGTGGCTCGCTAACCCACGCATTCGTCCGCAACAGTACGCAACGAACGCATTAATAATGGTATTGCCGTCAGTGGTCAGTGGTGATCCTGACAACCGACTGCAACCTGG